CAAATGGCATTTGTTGCGGATCAAGAGATAAATATGCTTGCGTGTCTAACCGAAATTATGGTGGAGTGTGAGTTCAAATGACAATCTATGATAGTTCAACAGGTCTTTATAGTATTAGATTTAAGAAAGAACTTATTCATGAAGGACTTGAGCATGAGGTATGTTCTAATTTGATGAATGGATATAGAGATAGATATGAAAGACTCAAAGATAGTGGATGGCCACTAGAACCTGAGTATTTACATGTTGAAGAATTTTCTGGTAATTATCTTTTAAAAGGAAAAAAATGAACGTTAAACTAATTCGTATGTGGTCTGGAGAAGATGTCGTTGCAGACTTGATTGAAGAAAAAGATGATTCTATTGTCATCTGTAATCCTATTGTTGCTGTCCCTGCTGGTAATGGACAGATGGGGTTTGCACCTTGGTCTCCTCTTCTGAAAGGAAAGAATGAGGAACTGGAGATTACTAAGAAATACATTGTCTATATGTCTGAGACTCAAGAAGAGATTGAAGAACAATATCAGGAAATGTTTTCTGTTTTAAAAACTCCTAGCAAGAAACTGGTACTATGAAATACCCAAGACAAAAGAAATCCAGAACATATTATTACTTCTGGGCATTTATGGCACTTACAGTATTCTGTGGACAAATTTATGTTGGATATGGATACCGTCTCATGCATGGAAGTATTCTAGATCTACTAGATAAAGTTGATGGAGTTTTACTCCATAAAAGTGATTACAACCGATCTGATTATCTTTGATGAAAGCACTGAAAACCCCTCTTCGTTATCCTGGTGGCAAATCCAAAGCCATCAAAACTCTGTCTGCTTGGTATCCCAAAGTAATTACAGAGTATCGTGAACCCTTTATTGGTGGGGGTTCTATTGCTATTGATGTGACCAAATCCAATCCTGATGTACCTATCTGGATTAACGACCTGTATGTGCCCCTCTACAACTTCTGGGTACAACTACGGGATCGTGGTCAAGACCTCTCTGAGAGTGTCAGGGAGCAGAAAGAGAAGATGCTTGAGAGTGGCACCCAAGAGGAGAAGGATAAGTTTGCCAAAGAACTGTTTAATCAGTATAAAGCAGAGATTGATACTTATGATGACTTTCAGAAAGCAGTTGCTTTCTTCATCATGAACAAGTGTAGTTTTTCTGGTTTGACAGAGAACAGCACTTTCTCTCGTACTGCTGCTAATTCTAACTTTTCTCTGGTTGGTGCAGATAAACTTGCTCAGTTTTCTGAACTAATTAAGAACTGGAAGATCACTAATATTGATTACTCTGAAGTAATGAATGCTGATGGTCCTGAGAATACTTTTGTGTTCCTTGATCCTCCTTATGACATCAAAGACTTTCTGTATGGAAAGAATCGTGAGATGCATAAGTCATTTGACCATGAGGTATTTGCTGAGAACGTATACAAGTGTCCTCATAAGTTCATGATCACTTACAATGTGAATGATCGTCTTCTTGAGTTGTATGAGGATTATCACCTTGAGTATTGGAAACTACGTTACTCTATGGTTCACCGTGGTGATAAGAATACTCAAGACAATGTGAAGACTGAACTTCTGGTCACTAACTATTCCCTTACTCCCAAGACACCACTGGAGGAGCAATGGAACTGAAAGATTGGTTGAACTCTGTTAACTTCACTAAAGAGGATCTAAGTGAGGACACTAGCTCTTACCCTCCATACATTGTTAATCGTTGTCTGTCTGGGCACCTTGATTGCATCATGTTTGCCAATGAAATGAATTTGCATAATCATCTTGATAAAGATATGCAATATTCTTTTTATCTAAATAGTCTGAGGAAAAGAAAGAGATTCTCTCCCTGGCTCCGTA